AGGCGAGTACGGATTGAAGTCACGGCCAGCCGTGTGACCCAGCATCGCACCAATCGACCACGCCATCAGATTGCCGGTGTCGCCCTGGTTCGCTGAATCAATGTACGTGACAAGATCCTGCAGGCCCTGGTTCGCGTCCAGCTTGTTGACCAACTGGTCAATGATCGTCAACGCTTCAGGATCGTTCTCGTACTTACGCATCACGACACCGAGAACATCCGGGTCACCGGAATCGTGGGCGTCCTTCAACGCCATGATCACATTCACCGGCTTATCGCCGTACGTGTCACGGGCGTACTGCAACGCCTTCGGGTCGTACGTGTTCTCCGCTGTCTGATGCCATGCGTCCATCGGGGACAGGCCAGCACCCATGCCCATCAGCGAACGGGCACCATGCTGTGTCTCATCGTTCGCCCATTGCAGCGCCGACAGCGCCTCGCTCACACCAACACCAAGCAGGCGCATGCCGCGCTGCAACACGTTCGGGTCAGCGTTGGCGTCAGCGATCTGGCTGGCAAGATGCGAACCATATGAGTCAGTCTTAGCCTGCTCATCAACCGCGGCCTGACCGACACCGCGAATGAGGTCCAGCGTCAGCGCCTGCTGAGCCGGCGGCATCGACTGAAGTAGAGCGTTCTGCCGCTTCGGGTCCACACTCTGAATGATCTTCTTCGCCGCGTCAGCAGCGAGAGCGAAGTTCGTGGTATCCGCCACCTCTTTGTCGCTCAGGCCCGTAGCCTTCTGCGCCATCAACAGGGTGGGGAAGTTAGTCTCAAGGTACTGCTGCCGGTCATACTGCGACTTGATAGAAGCAGGCACCCAGTCAGTAGACGAAGCGAACGCTACATCCGTTGAACGCTTGATGACCTCAGCCTGGAACCTGCCACCAACAGCCTTCTTCGGCAGCGGCTTGTTCGCCTTGGCGATAGACGCAGCGTTGTACTGCGTAGCCTCAGCATCAGTCGTCACCTTGTTCAGGTCGATAGGCTGCGGCTTGCTCAGGTCAACGGAACCGGACGCGCCAACAGCGCGGTTGATACCCGGCTGGATCTGACCAATCGGTTTCCACGGTGACTCAGGAATCGAATCCGAGTACATCTCCGGTGGCATCATGTCTCGAGCGCCATCGGCAATCGTCGCGGGAGCAGTAAGGCTTTCTCGCGTTATCGGCTTGCGAGCCAAACCTTCACCACCCTAGTCGTTGAGCCAACTCAAACAATTGCTGCGCATCACCAGAAGGATCATTCATCGCCATGCGGCGGAACGCCTCAGCCAACGTAGGCTGCGCATCCGGTGCGCCATTAGGGCCAGGCCCGAACGGGGCACCAGCCGTGACCGGTTCATCCGGTCGATTAGTCGGAGCGAACAGGGGAGTGGCGGCGACCGTAGGACCGGCGGGAACTATATTCCTAGATCGCGTATTGGACACCGAAGGTGTCGCCGCCACAGGCGCAGAAGACTGTAGATCCATGTACTCTGCGTTCTCCCCATACGGCATGCCCGTCATCTGAGCATGCGTCTGCTGAGGCCCACCGTCAGTACGACGCGAAAGCCTGCCTGGACCTGACACAGGAGCAGGATTCTTGGGAGCTCGATACCCCCCGTGGTTATTCGCCATCCTCATCCTCGTCGTACTGTCCAGACCCGTCATCGAAAACCACTTCGTTCGCCGTGATGAGAAGCCCATGCGCAGACGCCTCAACGAGAGCGTCCTTCAACATGCTCATCACACGATCCTGCATATCCCTCGCAACTGTGGGGTTGTACGAGACACCCTCTGCGTTCAAGGCAATGCTGATCTGACCGAACGAGATAGCGACCGAGATGTCACGGGACTGCGGAATCTCCAACCTTGCCATGACGAATCTCCCTCGCTACTGCTGGTTACTTACCGTGTGTGCCCTTGATAATGCCAACGGGCGGAACAATCCCACCCGAACCGGGAGCCTGGTGTGCACCACCATGAGCGCCCTTGTCCTGTCGCGGCTCAGCCACATTCGGCTTACCCGCTGAACCCTTACCGGGCTGCGACATACTCTCTCCTTAGATTGGCTGACGGCGGGTAACTCCCGCCGACAAGTTAGGCTGACCATTCGAACCCATCGACGCGAACAGCGTCTGAAGATCCGGCCTTCCACCCGGTGCCATACCGGCCTGCCCTGAGGCCACACCGCGCAGAAGACCCGTCGCATCATTCAATCCACCAGCGCCACCACCGGGGGGAGCTTCACCAGGCTGGCCCATCCCTTGCTCAACTGGCGGCTCAACCCCCGGTGGGGCGGCTTGCGGGGGCGGGAACATTTCCTCAGCCACCGACTCAATCGTCTTGCCCTCATCCAAACCCTTGATGACACCGACCATCTTCGACACCGCAACCGCTGGGTCCTGACCGTTCTGCGCCATGATGCTGATCGACTGCGCATAGCCGGCAATGGACTGCTTCAACGCGTCACGCATCTCTTCACGATCAATCTTCGCCACCTCTTCGGTGGGGTTGATCGGGAACGGCATCTGCGACATCAACGTTTCACGGGCAATCAACCGGTCACCGTGGGCCTGAAGGCCGAACAGCAGAGCCCGGTTCGGATCAAGACCAGCCATCAAACCGTACTGAACATCAACCGAATGGTCGCCCTTGATGTCCTTCGCAGGAACGTACTTCACCTCATACGGTGTGCCCTGCTGGTTGCCGCGCAACGTCTTCTGCTTCTCAGGGAACAACGCCTCATCAACGGCGAAGCACTTGCGTGCCAGACGGGTGAGGCCGTGGGCGAACATCGCCTGACCTGTACGCAGCTGGGTGTCGTACCCTGACATGAGTGACTGGACGCCGCGGCCTGTGATGACGGACGCGTCGATGGAACCGTTGCGTGCCTCAGGGTAACGCGACCCTTGACGCAGTTCGGAGTCAAGGATGCCCTGCGTTGCGAACGCAGACTGCGGCACATCAATCTTGACACGACCAACCATGTTGCCGTTGGCGGTACGGATGATGGCATCCGGCCCGAGGGCCAGGTTCTGCGCGTCAGGCGGCACCACGATAGGTGCCTGCACCGACTTCTGTGCAGCCTCAAGCGACAGCAGAGCGAAGCGTGCCTTCGCAACCTGCACCGCCAGCACATCATCGAACTGGCCATGCGTGTCATCGTCCACACCTGGACGCTTGATCCACTCAACGAGGCAATGACCGACAGGGTTCTTCACCTGTTCAATGATCAAAGCCTCCCGCGCCTGCGGAAGGAACAGGATATCGACGTACGCATCATGGTAACGGACAACTTCGATCTGCTCGTTGCCCGAGTTTGGCATGCCAATCGCACCCTTAGCATGCGGGTACGCGGCAATCAGTTCGTCGTACGACATCCAGAAGGAGAAGAACGCAGCCTGAACGTCACCCCACCGGTCGTAGACCGGGTATGCGCCAACAGAATCAAGGAACTTGATCCTTGGCAGCATCTCATCGGTGTCAACCTCCACGATTGCCGGCACGAAACCGTACGTGAAGTACTGATCGGCGGCGTTGTACATCTGAACCTGCAGCCTCGAGAACTCGAGGTAGCCGTTCACGATCTTGGTGCGCTTCTCAGCGAAGATACGAGCGGAGTCTGAGGACGGTTTCCCGCTGTGGCAGTTGAACGCCGGCAGGGGAGCGAGGGATTCAGCGAGGTCACGGGCCGCAACATCGACCATGTTCGCCACGATGCCCTTATCGAACGGGCCTTCAGGGAACAGATCAGGGTACACGTCCCGCATACGGCCCTGCCGTACAGCGAGAACGTCCTGCATCCGCCGGTCACGGTCAGCGGAACGAGACTTCAAGCGCGTGTAAAGACCGCGGATCTCCTTCAGACCCAGCCGCGGGTGACCGTCATCAACGTCCGGTCCCCACTCTTCAATCTCAGCCACTCAAAATCTCCCTAGAATCCGACCGCGTCAGGGCCGTTCATGTCCCACAGATCCAGCAGATTCACCGTGTTCTGCTGCTGCTTATCCCACCGAGTGAGATACGGGTTCTCCATGTGCGTCCGGTACGTGCCAGACTGCGCCACACGGTCCTTACACGCCAACTCAGCGAACCACATCGCCATCACAATGTCGGTCTTCGTGCCCTTGGGAAGGTCAGGTGCCCACGTAACCAGCTGCAGCACCATCTCCTTCATCGCCTCAGAGAACTGAGTGGAAGGCAATTCGATGAGGGCGTTGCCCTCTTTCCAATAGTTGAACAGCATCGCCATGCTGGCGACACCGAACTCTTCGTTGTGCTTGTTGTTGCCCGTGAAGTGCGGGCGAATCAGAACACCACGGCTGTTGCAGAAGTCATTCAACTCCTTGTCGTGGACAAGGAACCCCTGGAAGCCGTTCTTCTCAATCCGCCACTCTGTGATGGCGTAGTGCAGGGTCCAATCCTTGATCAGATCCCGCATCTCCGTGGGTGTGGTGCCGGCCTTGTTGTATACGTCTAGGACGTACCGCTTCTGGCTTTGTACGTCCAGACCCATGACGACTGCAGCGGTGTGTCCGGTGGTTGCAGGGTCAAGACCAGCGACGATGAGCAGCCCATCCATGCCATTGGGTCGGTTGCCGTGCATCCCCTTGGGTATTCGTCCAGTTGTACGGTTCCCGTTGATGCAGCCGGATACGGCGTCCCCATCGAAGATCCCCTCATCGTGCACCTGTGACTGCTGGTAGACGAGAGCCCACGCTCGAGGCGTCAGCTTCTTCCGCTTCTTCATCAGTTCACGGCCACCCCATTTGGGGAAGTAGCCGTCAGGCCCGGGCTCCAACTCCGCACCCTTGGCCAGAACCGGCGGCTGGTTCGACCGCGGCCACAGGGTTTCCCAGTCCTCAGGGGAGTCAGCGAAGTTCAGGACCGCCGGCATCGCCAGATACGTCCACGGCTGCACCTCATCCTCGTACCGCTTCGGGTCACGAAGCTCCGAGTACATGTCCTTGCTGGACATGCGGGTCCCGACGATCAGAAGGGAACCGCCGTCCTCAATACGGGACTGCACCTCACCCTGAATCCACCGGATCTGCTTCTCATACTCGTGGGCGTTCGTGAAGTCGATGCAGTCATCAAGGATGATGAGCTCTGCACGCGAACCCACGATCTGCCCGCGGATGCCTAGAGTCTGTACTGTCGGGTCTTTCTCCCCCGAGTTGCGAATCTCAGGGTTGATCCAGATCTTCTTCGCATTCCAGGCGTTCGAATCCTTATCGAACCCCCCAGGCGGGGCGTACTTGGCGATCATGTCCGCGTACTTCGGGTTCGTCAGGCGTTCCTTGATGGAGTACAGGAACTCCTGCGCCTTCTCCGCAGTCTTGCTGACGATGATCACGCGAATGTTCGGGTTCATCGCGATCCGGTACGTCACATAGTTCACCGTGATCGTCGTGGACTTGCCATGCGACGGTGGCATGTTCACCATCACCATGTCGTCCTCGCCCTGCTCGAACGTGAACGCAGGATGCATCCACGCCGGCTGGCGGTGCTCGATCATGTCGATGATGTTCATGGCATGCGGGAACACCTCCGCATCCAGGTACTTCTTCGAGAAGTCAGCGAACGACATCTCTTCACCGGGCTCATGCCTGGCGGTGGCCCGCATCAGCCGGATACGCTCAACAGCGGAAACGAACTCCTTGTCCGACTTCCGCCACACCTCATACGTGGAACGTGTCCTACCAGCAGCCTTGATGGCCTGCTCGATCGACATCCCCTCCCGCAGGAAGTTCAGGAACCTCGCCTTCGCCTCCGCAGGGGACTCACCCGGAGTCCTACCTCTACCAGCCATGAAGCTTCTCCACCCTCACGATTGAAAAATCGGGGGCGCTAATAAGGGGCGCCCCAGCGCCCCTAACAATCGCCGTAGCCACGGCGAGAACACTCTGTAACGGCCCCCCTAGAGGGCCGTATAAGACCCAACAACGCCCCACCCCGCTAGGGGGAGTGGGGCTTGAACGTTAGCGGCCCACGAAAGGGCCGCATTAAAAGACCCGTTACTTATTACTTCCCCAAAAACGCTGTCCGCCAAGACACCAAACAAGCCAACTTTAACAAACTTTAACCAAAACGTTATCAAACAGGGGGTTTTGTAACGAAAATTCCGGCCAACTTGTAGACAGGATAGTATATATATAGGCCGTTCCAACTTAAGTAATCCCCGGGTCAACTACTTGACCACGAGATATTTGAAGTACGATAGTTGCCGGCTTCAACTACTGAACGTTCAACTAAGACAGGGTGGGGGGGACTGCAGTACAAGTCCTCCGTCGGACCCCTCCCCCCTTCCCTACTAAAAGAGCTGACTTTCCAGGCTACTCTTCCTACATTACTAGGACATCCAACCTCTTGACCACGAGATTCTTGACGGTGAGACAATCGCTACTCGGCATTACTAGGTAGTGTTGCATGCATGCATTGCCGGCTTTCCTGGTTGTTCAGCTGACAATGGCAAGATTGGAATGTGACGTAGATCACTTCATTATGGCTTGACAGATTCAAGCGGGAGGGTGTAGTGTTGGCACTACAAGTTGATAGTGACTCTCCCCCCTAGGGGGACCAAAGAGTAGCGAAAGAAAGTTTCAGATTCTTTCCGACGATCACTTGACAGTAGCAAGAAAGTATGCTAGTCTAGGACTACAAGTTGATAGAGGCAGGGCAAGGGGATCGCACCTAGTAGCAGCGGTCGCCGTGGGTTCGTCCCCTTGCTTTCCTCATTTGATCACTTGACACTAGCAAGCGTACGATGGTAGGGTTAGGCCAGACAGACTAGACGGATTGGAGGCACGTTGTGTCCCGCATTACGAGCGGGACGATCTACGGCAAGAGTTACCTAGATGAGTCACGCCTGCCTGCCAGGGCTCGCCGTTACTCGTATGGGTTGCGGTCGGAGTCGTCCCATGATGGGTGGTATGCGCCGCCAACTACGCCTAGGCGTAAGAGGCATGAGGTGAATGTGGGCGGGATCTTGACGCCCGTGGACGCGGATGACGATGCCCCTGTTCGGGTGGTGTCGGTGCCTGACTACGCGGGTGAGCGTCACGCCGCGGGTGTTATCAAGATGGGAGAACTGTGAGTTCTAAGACGACTAGGTATCAGCACATCTTCGACTACTCGAAGTGCTATGAGGATGTGGCATGGGAGGACTGTTCAGTCTTCGCATGGGATTCGCTGGAGGCTATCGCCATTGCCTACCAGACTGGTCAGCTTTCCTGGGTTGACGCCCGTCGCAGGGTGGACGCGATCAATGCGGAGGTGCATGGTGTTTGACGATGGGTTGGGTGATTGGGAGACATGCAGTTGGTGTGTTGAAGAGGTGAAGTGGACGTCACTCCGTGAGACTAGCGAGGGGAACCTTTGCCCTACATGTCACGGTGAGTTCATTGATTCCTACTTGAAGCGTGATTCGATCTTGACATGACACAATCAAGTGTGTTATGATACGGGTATAGAAAGACTTAGACAGAAAGGTCAGGCCATGTTTGATTTGGAGAGCATCCTCCCCGATGGGTGGGGTACGGATGGGTTCGGCATTGACTCCCTGTTGGAGTGCCCTTGCGGGTACATGATTGAACAGGATGGACGCTGCCCCGATGGGTGTGTGTCTCCGCTGATCACGATGGGACTGATGTAGATGACGACTAAGACTACGGCACGCACCTATGTGCGGCGGTTCGAAAAGCTTTTGGTCGACCCGATCACGAGTGATGAGTACGTGACTGCGGAGGGGTGGTACGTGGAGGCCGGCATGCATGCCCAGGAATTGGCCCGCCGTTTGGAGTCGACACCCGAGGTGGGTGCGTCCATCCTGTCTGCCTTCTCCATCCGCACGAAGTGGGAGGCGAACAAGCAGGATGCCTACTCGTACGCTGAAGGGTTCCGACCCGCAGGGTTGGAGATCCGCAACGTGCTGGCTGACGCAGCCCTCGTGCATGGGTTCGGTGCGTTCAAGGCTCCGAAGACTCACGCGTTCGCTCGTGCCATTGCGGGTGACACGGATGCTGTGGTGGTTGATGTGTGGATGTGTCGTGCAGCGGGGCTGGATCGTGAGGCCCCGTCTATCGTGCAGTACAGGAACATTGCGAAGGCTATTACGACGTTGGCTAAGCGCCACAACATGACGCCTCGTGGTATGCAGGCCCTGATTTGGGGGCGTGTGCGCGGTAGCATGGTGTGATCTTGACATGGCAGTATCAATATGGTAGACTGTGACCAACAGACAGAAGGGTAAGGACTATGACTCACAACGTGGATGCGCCTACGGCTCGCCGGATTGGTGCGGAGATTGATGCAGCGGTGAAGGAAATCCTGGGTAGGTACGGGCTTGAGGCGACGACTTCGAAGTTGAAGTACGGACCCAGCTTTGGGTACGCGGTGTCGGGTAACACGGTGAATCTGAATGATGCCGGCATCAACCTAGATAGTGAGGCTGCTCGTGCGTGGCAGACGTTGGGTGTGTATGAGTTGAACATCCTCGGCTACAGCAAGGACGATGTGCTGGCTAAGGATCTGCTTGGTGTGGAGTGGGAGCAGCAGGGCCGCACCTTCAAGTTCACGGGGTTCAATGCACGCCGCCCGAAGTTCCCCCTTGAAGGGGTGGATGTGTTGAATGGGAAGGGTTACAAGTTCCCTATCTCTTCGCTGCGTCACATCGTGAAGTCGTATCAGCAGAGCAAGGCCGTGGCATGAGGTACGTGATCACGGGTTACTTCGAAACTGACCGTGACCTCAGCAAGTGGGAGGTTGAGGACATGACGAACATGCTTGACGATGTGCTGCTTTCACCACACATCAATGGTGAGCGTGTGTCGTGGGAGCGTTGCGACTATGAGGTGAAGGTGAGTGAGGCGTGATGTGGATCGCCGAGTATGACAGCAGTCACTTCAGTTTCGTGGCTGTCGGTGAGCAGAGGGTGCGTGCCATCTACGCGTTGAAGCGTGGGCTGCGCAAGCATGGCGAAGAGTACGGGTGTGACCCGCATTGGTGGGACAACGACGGCATCAACACATATCAGATTCAGATGGGCGAATGCCTACGTGATGGGAGCGTGATCAAGTGAAGGGTTTGTTCGGGCCAGAGGTGAAGGTTGGTTCCCTGTTCTCAGGGTATGGCGGGCTGGACATGGCGGTAGGTGGCACGCTGCAATGGTGGTCGGACATCGAGCCGGCATCCATCACCGTGATGAGTGCCACACACCCAGGCGTACCCAACTTGGGTAACGTGAAGGATGTTGACTGGACACAGGTGAGTGAGGTTGATGTGCTGACGGGTGGCTACCCATGCCAGCCGTTCAGTCACGCTGGTCTGCGTAAGGGTGAGCAGGATGAGCGGCACCTGTGGCCGTACATCCTTGAAGGTGTGAAGGTGCTGCGGCCAAAGCTTGCCGTGTTTGAGAACGTGCGTGGCCACGTGTCACTCGGGTTGGACACGGTGCTGGCTGACCTAGACCATGCCGGCTACGCCGCTAAGTGGAAGATTGTGAGGGCTAGTGATGCGGGTGCACCACACCAGCGGGCGCGGGTATTCATTACTGCCTACCCCATCGGCGTCGGACTCGACTGGGTCCGAGCCACCGTCGCAACGCAAGAGCAGGAAGGCGGGCGGTCCAATGCTGCGTGACCTACCGTACCTACTGCCCACGCCTACGGTCGTGGACATGGGCAACAACAAGACACCAGAAGAGTGGGAGGCGTGGAAGATGGAGCAGAAGTTGAAGCACAAGAACGGTAACGGGCATGGCAACAGCCTGACTCAGGAGGCGTTGACGTTTCTGCCTACGCCTGTCGCTAGCCAGGGCAGGAACGCAACAGCGGGCCGGCATGAGGACAGCAAGCATCACTCGGGTTGGACGCTGAATGATGTGGTGTTCGATGGTCAACTGCTGCCCACCCCTGTGGCTCGTGACTACAAGGAAGAGGCGCTGAGTGTGCGCACTCGTGACGGCAAGATCCAGACTGACACGGTGCCTCGTGCGGTGGGGCAGCAGCAGGACTGGGGTAAGTACCATGCTGCCATCGTGCGGTGGGAGGGGATCACTCGACCCGCACCCGCACCTACCGTGTACCGGAACGGGCGTGACCGCCTGAACCCTGAGTTCCCTGAGTGGATGATGGGCCTGCCGGCTGGCCACATCACGGGCCACGGGCTCACGGCTACGCAGGAGTTGAAGTTGGCGGGCAATGGTGTGTGCCCGCAGCAGGCACGGCTGGCGCTTGATGGACTGTTGTTCGATGATGACATGGCAGAGGGGAGTGAGTAGCATGGTCGACGAAGTCGAATGGTTCTTTGAGATTCAAGAGGACGGGGTTGAAGAGGGCCAGCGCATGGTGGCTATCTCGTACTCGAAGTTGCGCAATGGTTCATTCGCACGGGGCAACACGATTGGAATCCCCGAGTCTGAGATTGAGTCGTTCATCACGGCGCTGCAGGGCTACGCCTACACCCCTGGACTG